GAAATCATTGTCGGTCGCGCTTCCTCGAAATGCTCAGCCTTCATTGCGAAACTGTTGATCTCGCCTAACAAAGACTGATTCTGCACTTGCTCTTGCTGCTCGTTCCCCTCACGAGTGGTTTCTGCTGCGCCTCCCCGCTTCTTCGTCGGGCTTGTTGCCACCATCCGAACTTTCGGCAGCAAGGGCGCAATTATCCGAGGATCAGTACTTGCAGGAGTACGAATGCTCATTTGAAGCTGCAATCCTCGGAGCTTTTTACGGACAAGAATTGAGGGAAGCGGAACAAGAAGGCAGAGTAACAAGCGTTTCAGTTGATCCTAACTTGCCCGTTCATACGGCATGGGACTTAGGCTATCGGGACGACACGGCTATTTGGTGGTATCAGGTCGTTCGGGGAGAAATCCATGTTATCGACTTCTACGCGGTATCGGGCGCAAACATCGAGGAGCTTGCACAAGTTATCGAGGGCCGAGGTTATCGCTATGGTAAACATTGGTTACCGCATGACGCAAAGGCTAAAACCCTTGCCAGCGGTGGAAAGAGCGTCATTGAGCAACTCGCGCAATATCTTGGCATTGCGTCATTGGCTATCGTTCCTGATCTGTCGGTGCAGGACGGCATCCAAGCTGTAAGGCATATGCTCCCGCGAGTGTGGTTCGATAACAAATGTTACGAGGGCATTGAGGCGCTGAAGCAGTATCAGCGCGAGTACGACGAGGACAAGAAGGCTTTCAGACAGACCCCAAGACACGATTGGACTAGCCACCCCGCAGACGCTTTTCGTATGATGGCGATTGCGTGGAGGCAAGAACCGGCAGTCAAAGCGCCGGATAGAGACAAGCCTTTGATGGTAGGCCCGATGAACACAGTTACCCTGAACGATATGTGGGCGACTGCTAAACCTAAAGGAGCACGAATATGAGTGGCGTTAATTATCCGTACAGGTATCAATATGAGCACGTTCCAGCAAGTCAAACCGCTCAAGTTTTGGGCGCTACGGGCGCTAAAGGCGATTATCTGCATAGGCTGATTTGTACCGTGACCACCGCAGCATCAGGCAACGTCGTAATCGTTGATGGTTCGGGAACGGGCATCTTGACGCACACCGTACTGCCCGCGCTTGCAGGTACAGGCATCAACGTCTACAACATCGAGGTCAATGCTGTTAGCGCAGACGGTGCGTGGAAAGTCACTACCGGTGCAGGCGTTGAAGTCATGGCCGTCGGGATATTCAGCTAATGAACAAGCCGGGGCTGTACGCCAACATCCTAGCGAAGCAGGAACGGATCAAGCATGGTTCGGGTGAGCGTATGCGTAAGCCTGGCGACCCCGGCGCGCCGACTGCTAAAGACTTCCGCGAATCTGCTAAGACTGCAAAGCCGGAGAAAAAATGAGCGCAGCATGGACGCGTAGCGAGGGCAAGAATCCCGGGGGCGGTCTGAATGCCAAGGGGCGAGCTTCGTACAAAGCTGAGACAGGCGGCACATTGAAGCCACCGGTCAAGGCAGGCGATAACCCGCGTCGAGCTTCATTCTTAGCACGCATGGGCAATATGCCTGGCCCGATGGAAAAGAACGGCAAACCTACTCGATTGGCATTGGCTTTGAAAGCGTGGGGTGCATCCAGTAAAGAGGATGCCCTCGCCAAGGCTCGCGCTATCTCGGAGCGAAATAAATGAGCGAAGAACAAAGCACAGGCTTGCAGAAGCTGATGCACAACGTTGCAGCCTACGACAACGACTTCAAGAAGTGGGAAGCCCGCGCTCAGAAGATCATCAAGCGTTATCGCGATGATAACCGCAGCCAAAACACGAACGAAACTGCCAAGTTTAATATCCTTTGGTCAAACGTTCAGACGTTGATTCCTGCTGTCTATGCGCGTCTGCCAAAAGCTGATGTGTCAAGGCGTTTCGGTGATAACGACCAAGTAGGACGGGTAGCCTCGTTGCTGATAGAGCGTGCACTAGATTTCGAGATTGAGCATTACCCTGATTTCCGCAGCACTATGAAGCATTGCGTCGAGGATCGTTTTCTTGGCGGGCGTGGCACGTCTTGGGTGCGTTATGAACCGCACGTTCAAGCGATTGATATGCCGGAAGATGGCCTAGAAGTTACCGAGGACATAGACGAGCCGGAAGCGGGAAATCAAGCGCTGGCCGGTGAAGAACCGATGGAACAGATCGAGTACGAATGCGCTCCCGTTGATTACGTGCATTGGAAAGACTTCGGCCATGCAGTAGCGCGTACATGGGAGGAAGTACCCGCTGTTTGGCGATGGGTTTACATGACCCGCGAGGCATTGGTTGAGCGTTTCGGCGAGGAAGTCGGCAACAAGATTCCTTTCGATGCAGGCCCTGATACCCTCAAGCAATATGGCCAAAGCACGAAAGAACACACTCGCGCAAAGATTTGTGAATACTGGGACAAGGAAACCGGCAAGGTCTACTGGTTCAGCAAGTCGATGCCCAACATCATTGACGAGCGCGACGACCCGCTAGAGTTGGAAGGATTTTTCCCCTGCCCGCGTCCGCTTTACGCAACGATGACGAGCGACACCCTTGTGCCGGTGGCCGACTTTGTGCTGTATCAGGATCAGGCTAACGAGCTTGATATTCTCAGCGACCGCATAGATGGCTTGGTCAAGGCTTTGCGCGTTAGGGGCGTTTATGACGCGTCACAGCCCGCATTGCAGCGACTGATGACTGAGGGCGAGAACAACGCCCTACTGCCTGTTGACACCTGGCTGGCGTTTGGTGAGAAAGGTGGCTTGAAAGGCGCGATCGACTTCCTGCCGATCGACATGATTGCTCAGACGCTGATCCAGTGCTATCAGGCGCGGACTGAGATCAAAAACCAAATTTATGAGATCACAGGTCTTTCGGACATTATCCGAGGATCGTCTTTTGCGTCCGAGACGGCCACAGCACAGCAGATCAAGGGGCAATATGCCTCGATCCGTCTGCGCTCGATGCAAGAGGATGTGGCGCTGTTCGCTACGGGGCTTCTCAGGCTCAAGGCGCAGGTTATTTGCACCAAGTTCCAACCCGAGACGATTCTGCAATATGCGGCAGCGGATCAGTTGCAGCCCGAAGATCAGCAATTGATCCCCCAAGCTCTTGCATTGCTGAAAGACAAGCCTCTGCGTAACTTCCGAATTGAAGTGGCTGCGGATTCTCTTGTTCAGCTTGACGAACAGCAAATGAAGCGGGATCGGGCTGAGTTTATTTCGGCCTTGGGAACGTTCCTGCGGGAAGCCTTGCCGCTTGGTACGCAAGCGCCGGAAATGATCCCGATGATCGGCGAGACAATGAAATTTATGGTTTCTTCGTTCAAAGGTGCGCGTTCGCTTGAGGGTTCGATTGATGCAGGCATTAACAAAATCGTGAACCGACCGCCGCCGCAGCCGCAGCCAAATCCTGAAATGCTCAAAATGCAAGCAGAACAGCAAATGGCGCAAGGCAAAATGCAGGCAGACGGACAGCTTGAACAGGCCAAGATGCAGGCTCAGATGCAGATTGAGCAAGCAAAGTTGCAAGCGCAGATGCAAATGGATCAAGCAAAGTTGCAGCTTGAACAGGCCAAAACACAGCGCGAAGTCGAAGTTGAACAGATGCGGGCGCAGATGGACGCGCAGAAATTGGAGTTTGACCGTCAAAAAGCCGAGATGGAAGAACAATACAACCGCTGGAAAACTGAGCTTGATGCAGCAACAAAAGTTACCGTGGCTAGGATTGGGGCTAACCCTGGCGTTGATATCCCGCTAGTTGAGGCTGCAACAGCTTCGGCTGAACGCATGACTGCCGAGCTAGGCAACGGCGTGCAGATGGCATTGCAAAACGTCGAGAAGTTGCAGCAGGATATGGCGATGCTGCACGATCAGACTGCGGGCAAGATTGACAACTTACTGAATGTCATGGCTGCACCAAAACGTATCATCCGTGGCCCTGATGGTAAAGCGGTGGGAGTTGAAATCGCAACATGAACGGGGGTTGGGATACCGGTACATGGGACGAAGCAACGTGGGATTACGTTCCCACGCTGATCGACCTTGATACCCATGATGGCGACAAACTGAAAGACCGCTTTGCAAGAGAAAAAGCGGTACGGGAGGAGCGTCGCCGGGAAGTTCTCGCCCTGTATGAAAGAATTGTTGAAGGCAAGGAAGATATCCCCGAAGTTGTCGAGCCGTTGAATTACATAACCAAACAACAGATTTTGACAAGTAATCTTAATTTTGATAAATTGATTGCCGATCTTAAGAATGCTGAACAGATATGGCATCAGCACGTTGAAAACGACGACGAGGAAATTCTGTTACTTCTATGAGAAAACGCTGGATTTATGTTGATGGTGAGGCGATAGAAGTTGGCGAGTACCAACCGACTGCTGTGCATCATGTGATGCCGGACATTCAGCCTTATCAGTCAATGATTGACGGCTCGATGATTACGAGCCGCAGCCGCCACAGGGAACACCTGCAAGCGCATGGCTGCATCGAAGTCGGCAATGAGAAGATGGAAACAAAAGTTGCGCCGGTTAAAGATAACCGCAGGGAAGTCTTGAGGCAGCAACTGTCAAATGTTACGCACGCAGAAGCAAACAGGATTTTGAACAAACTGCGCGACGACGCACGATTTACCCGCAACCCCCACAGGGAGAGATAAATGTCCGATCTGAACGCTATTGCACCCGTAGAAGATACCCGCAGAGAAAAGCTGCTGGAACAGTTTGACCAAGTTGAAAGCGCACCCGCAGGCGAGACTGCCCGCGAAGATGTGCCCCGCGACGATCAAGGTAAGTTTGCGGCGAAAGAACCCGAGCAGACAATGATGCAGCAGGCAGAACAGCCTGTTGAAGAACCGGTGTGGAAGCGCCCTCCCGCGTCGTGGAAAAAGGATTATCACGACGCTTGGCAGACTGCTGACGATAGGCTGAAGGAATACGCCTGGCAACGCGAAGAACAGATGAAGGCAGGGGTTCAGCCCCTGATGGAAAAAGCAAGGCTTGCGGATCAGTTCCAAGAGGTGCTGAATCCGTACATGGACACCATTCGCGGGCTGAACATTGAGCCGACGCAAGCAGTCAAGGCTTTGATGGAAGCCGATCACGCATTACGTTTTAGCGACCCGCAGCAAAAGCAACAACTTTTTATGCGTCTCGCACAGCAGTACGGTGTGACTTTGGGCGGCGAGTTGCAACAACAACCGTTTGACCCGAATATCTCAGCACTTCAACAGGAACTGAATCGAGTTCGTGGCGAGGTGATGAGTTGGAAAGAGCAGCAAGAGCAAGTGCAGAATCAGTCTTTGTTAGGCGAGATCAACAGTTTCGCAATGAAGGCTGAGCATTTCGAGGAAGCGCGACCGACAATGATTTCGCTACTGCAAAGCGGTGTGGCGGCTACATTAGAGGAAGCGTATGAAAAAGCAATACGCCTAGACGACAACCTTTATCAGCAAGTTCAGCAGAGCCGACAAGCCCAAGCTGACACTCAGCAAAAGGTCGTAGCGAATCAAGCTGCGAAGAAGGCTAGAGCAGCAGCGGTTAGTGTCAGAAGCGCCGCACCCGGTGCGACAACGGCTACCAAAGCGCAAGATCGACGATCTATGCTTGCTGAACAATTTGACAGCGTAGCGGATCGACTTTAAAAACTGATAGGAGAATATAATGGCTTTCGCCAATAGCTCTATCAGCGATATCATTGCGACCAACATCCAAAGTCGTACTGGTGAACTCGCTGACAACGTAACAAACAACAACGCCCTGTTGCGCCGACTGAAAGAACGCGGGAATGTGCGTACATTTTCGGGCGGAAATGTAATCCTTAATGTTGGGGTCACTCTGCATTGAAACGCAGATGTGAGAATTCTCTCTGATTGACTTGGAACTCCCGAAGGGGACAACAAGGCGGAAGCGAAAGCACCGTGAACGACTAAGCGAGAGAACACCTGAAAAGGTGAAGCGATAGTCTGAACTCGAATATAACTTGAAGTAACTTAAGTTCGAGAGTGTGGCAGAAATGACCACGCCGAGCAGTTGTAGCTCGTAACAACCTTGCCAGGAAATTATGTACAACGATTCGGCCACCAACAACACCAACAGCTATAGCGGCTATGAAGTGTTGAACGTGAGCCAAAACAGTCCCATTGACGCATTAGTGGCCTTGCAGAGAAATCTGCACTGAATAACTTTGTGAATTCGGTGAAACCCTGACCATTAAGTTGAAGGCAATACCGAGCCAAGCCCGCAAGGGAAGGTGTAACGACTAGAGGGTGACTCCTCGTAGAGCCAAGTGGCTCGAAGTGCAAAGAACCCGAAAGGGTTGTGAGATAGTCTGCTCTGCATAGAAATATGCAGCAGTCCGAAAGGGCGGCAAGGAAGTAACGAATCCTTGTGAACACATGGTAGTGCAGCACAGTTCTCGATCACTCAATACGCATCGGCAGTTTCGATCAGCGGCCTTGAGATGATTCAGAACAGCGGCAAGGAAGCGATCATCGACTTGCTCGATGGCCGTATGGCTGTTGCCGAGGCTCAGATCGCCAACCGTATCAGCGGCGACCTGTACCTTGACGGAACGGGCAATGCAGGTAAGAACCTGACCGGCTTGGGCGCTGCTGTGCCTGATAGTCCGGCCACCGGTACTTACGGCGGTATTGATCGTGCGACTTGGACGTTTTGGCGCTCGGTGTCTTTCTCCGGCGTGACTAACGGCGGTGCTGCTGTTACTGCGAGCAACATTCAGCAGTACATGGACAGCGTTGCGGTTCAGTTGATCCGGGGTACGGACAAGCCTGACCTGATCGTGGCCGACAACAACTACTATCGTTTGTACCTGCAATCGCTTCAGTCGATTCAGCGTATTACCGACAGCGGTTCGTCGATGGCTGGTGCTGGCTTTGCCTCGCTGAAATACTTCGGCGCTGGTATGGCTTCGGACGTGGTGCTTGACGGTGGTATCGGTTCATCTGCAACCGCTAACCATATGTTCTTCCTGAACACCAAGTACCTGATGTTCCGTCCGCACGCTGACCGGAACTTCGTTCCTATCGGTGGCGAACGCCAAGCAGTCAACCAAGACGCTATCGTTAAGCTGATTGGTTGGGCCGGTAACTTGACTAGCAGCGGCCCGCAGTTTTGCGGCGTGCTGATTGCTTAAGGAGAAAATAAAATGCCTACGTTCAGCGTAAGTGGTGTTATCGGCACTAACTTTACCGATACTTCATCGACCGCACAATTCACTCCCGGCACGAAAGTGCTGTTGAGCGATGGTGGTGAAGCGATGTATGTGCAAGCCTCTGAAGCAATCAGCACCTATGGCGCGGTGAATATTACCGCTTCGCAGACTGCTGCTTTGCTGACTACCACCAACTCGGCAAGCAGCAAGCGCGTCGGTTTCGCGCAAGTCTCGATTGCCTCGGGCTATTACGGTTGGGTGCAGTTGTCCGGTGTGATGCAAGTGAACCTTGCTGCTAACTGCGACGACAACGTGCCTCTGTATACGACCGCAACTGGTGGCGTGTTGGACGATGCAACGGTTTCCGGTTGTTTGGTTATCGGCTGCACTTCGACCCGCACGATCTCCAATGCCACGGCAGTTACTTGTATCGCTGCTGGCATCGCGGTTATCGGCACAGGTGCAATGCCTGGCTAATGGAAAATCTCGCGCAATTAAAGGTCAATGTTAAAGCCGCAGGAACACCTGATGGCATCGTGTCTAACATTCGCTCTGCGATTGCGCGGGGTTTACCGGAGCTAGTACCAAGTCTCATTGCTCACGACGGTCACATGGTCGTCGTGGGTAGTGGGCCTTCTATGCCATCTCAGATTGAAAATATACGAGCAGAACGCGCCCGCGGTCGCCCAATATTTGCAGTCAAGGGAGCGCATGATTTTCTCTGCAAGAACGGCATACAGCCCGATTTATGGTGCTGTGTTGACCCACGAGATAGAAGCGCACAGCTAAGCGAAGCAAACGCGCATACGGTCTATCTAGTGGCTTCTAGGTGCGATCCGTCAATGTTTGACGCGCTGAAAGCAAACAAGGTCATTTTGTGGCACTCGTTTGCGTTTGAAGAATACAACGACGAACCGTATCGCAGCATCTTCAACAAGAAGTTTCTTGTCGGCGGTGGCACTACATCAGGACTTCGCGCGGTGTCGGTAAGCTACGTTCTAGGTTTCAGAACGTTTGAGATGTACGGTTTTGACTCTTGCCTAGCAGATGATGGCAAGACTAAACGATTCACAGGCGAGGGCGTAGATGAACCGATTGATGTAATCGTCGGTGGTAAACGGTTCTTGTCGAATGGCGCAATGGCGCAGCAAGCAAACGAATTTCAAGAATACTTTAAGACGTTGCCTGACATTCATTTCAATGTGCATGGCGGCGGTCTAATCGCAGCAATCATGGACGAGCGCAAACGCCTCGGCAAACAAGTATGAGAGTTTCATTCATGCACAGCGGCGGTGCTGAGATGGCATCCTATCGACTGAGGGCGGCTATGCCTTCGGCGTACTGTGGTTATCACTCAAGATTAAATGCAACGGGCGCTGATATCACGGTGTTTTCCAAGCCGCAGCCCGACGATTTAGTGGTGTTTGAGCAGGTGCAAGCTAGGGGCGCAAAAGCGGTGGTGGACATTTGCGACGATCATTTCTCGCACCCAAAGCTAGGCGACATTTATGCGGAAATGGCTCAAAAAGCTGATGCCGTGGTGTGTCCGACTGCGGAAATGGCGCGACGAATCCGCGTCTATGCGGAAAAAGATGCCCAAGTAATCCCCGACACTTGGGAAAATAGCGGTCAACCCCACGCAGACGGTAACAAATATTTTTGGCTAGGGCATCAAAGCAATCTGAAAGAAATATTGCCGTATAGGAAAATGCTGAAGCCGTACGATATGACGTACTGCACAGGGCCGAACGATCAGGTTGAGTGCGTGCCGTGGTCTACAGCCGCCCAAGAGCAGCTTTTGCGGCAAAGCAACATTGTTTTGCTGCCAAGCAAGGAAGAAACGTACAAAAGCGCCAACCGGCTGATCAATGCAATCATGGCAGGTTGCTTTGTAATAGCGAGTAAGAACGATATAAACCGAGAATTTAAAAACTTTTGTTACTTAGGCCCGGTTAAAGGTGGGTTGCAATTTTCGCAAGCCTACAGGCACGAATTAAATGCTTTGGTAAGGGCAGGACAGCAATACATTCAGCGGCACTATTCACCGGAAACCTTGGGGCGCAAATGGCAGAGCGTATTCGACTCCATCTAGGGGCGGGCGATAGGTCTTGGCCTGGCTGGATCAATGTTGATTGCATTGGCGAGCAAGACTTGATTTCGGATGTAACAGAACTTGATTTGCCGGATGATCATGCCGATGAGATTTCCGCGATCCATTTGTTTGAGCATATCCCGACCCCCAAAGCGAAACAAACGTTGCTTGAGTGGTTGCGGGTACTAAAGCCGGGCGGTCAGTTGTCGCTCGAGATGCCATGCCTTGACAACGTGATTGCGCTATGGAATCAAGGGCACAGGAATGACGATTTGATCGGGCGTGCATTGTTCGGAATGCCCGAACCTGATACGATGCGCCACCATTGGTGCTACTCAAAACAGCAAATTGGCACGATGTTAGTTGAAGCAGGTTTTGAGAATGTACGTTTTGAAGAACCATTTTTCCACTTGCCGCAGCGCGATCTTCGCGTCGTTGGCAGCAAATCTAAGGAGTAATCATGGCTATTCCGTCACGAGTTTTGGCTGCTGGTAATTCTCCGCTGTCGTCAACGACGATCTGCGGCGATACCGCCACTGGTCTTGTTGCTGTCGGTTCAACTGCTGGAACGGCTCTGCAACTGTCGGCTGTTTTCAATGCGATCACGACTTCCGCAGCCTCGACTGGTGTGAAGCTGCCGCCGACCGAAGCCGGTGCAATGGTCGGCATTTGGAACGCATCGGGGCAGACAATCAAGGTTTATCCTGCGACTAGCTCGACGATCAATGCAGCCGCTGCAAGCGTTGATCTTGCTGATGGCAAAGCTGCGCTGTTCTTTGCTACCAGCGCAACGACCTGGGCTTCTGTTACTACTGCCTAATGTCTATCCCGTCGCGGGTTCTTGGTTCAGGTGTAAATCAGCTCTCGACTGTCTCTATATGTGGAGACGGTAAGGACGACATTGTCGCCACAGGATCGACGAGAGCCGATGCCAAGCAACTGACGGCGGTTTTCAACTCTGTTGATACGGTAACTTCGGGAACTGGCGTAAAACTTCCTCAGACTGAAATGGGGGAAGTGATTTTCGTGGTTAATTCCGGCGCTAGTACATTGACGGTTTACCCGTATGAATCAACGTCAACGATCAACCAAACGACTTCGGCAACGATCAATAAAGATCACACAAGCATTTTTTTTGCAGTAACGAATAGTATTTGGTACAGCATCAACGGCACGAAAACCTAATCCCCACAGGAGAACGTTATGGCACTCGATTCAGATATCAACAATGCAGACTCGCAGCTTTACGTCGAGTTTTACACGTCCGAGAAAGACCCCTACAAGGGCAAGCCGTTCATCCGAATCGTAGTGCCAGGCGACAAAACGACAGTAATTGATCAGCCGGTGCGGGATGACCACAAAGAGAGATTCCCGCGTCAATGGCTGCATTTTCAGATGCAAAGCGGTGATGGGCCGGTTATCGGCACGCCGCTGAAAGATTGGTTTCAAGACCGTCCTGATGAACTTGGCGACAATCAACTGGCTGAGTTGCAGATTCTGAAGTTTCAGACGGTTGAACAAGTGGCTACGGCAAGCGATAATCAGCTTCAACGGATCGGCATGGGTGGCGTGGGACTGCGCGAACGTGCCCGCAATTACTTGTTGAACAAGAATCAAAAGGTTTCGAGTAGCGAGTTGGAAGCAACCCGCGCACAGCTTGAAGAACTTAAGGCGCAGATGGCAATGCTATTAGAGCAGCGCAAGCCTGGCCGACCGAGGAAAGAGAATGTCAACGACAACGATGCTGGAGTTAGTGCAGCAAGTAACTAACGAGCTTGGCGTTGCAACCCCGTCGAGCGTAGCAGGAAACACGAATCAAGACGTTATCCAAATTCTCGCGTTGATGAACGCGAATGGGTACGAGTTTCTTCGTCGCCACGCTTGGCGGGAACTGACAAAACAAAACGCGTTTTATACGCAATACATCACGACGACCGGCACTTGGACGACCGCAGCCCGCACGATCACAATGGCATCGACTGCGGGACTTGATACAACCTATCAGGTTCAAGGCACAGGCATCAATCAGAACACCTATATCGTTTCTGTAGACTCAGGAACGCAAGTCACAGTTAATCAAGACTTTTCTGCAAGCGCCGCAGGTGCTACGGCTTACTTTCAGAAAATCAAATACTCGCTTCCTTCGGACTACGAAAGCCTTGTTCCGCGAACTATGTGGGACCGGTCGAAACATTGGGAAATGCTAGGCCCTGAAGATGCACAGCAATGGGAATGGTTGCTGTCGGGCTATATCTCGACTGGCCCGCGTATCCGTTGGCGTTTGCTTGGTGCGTATTTCCAAATATGGCCGGGTATGTCTACGGCTGAATATCTAGGCTTTGAGTATCGCAGCAAGGGATGGGCGGCTGCGGCTGACGGGACTGTCAAGAACTCGTTTACTGCCGACACCGACACTTGCATCTATCCTGATCGGTTGATCGTCAACGCTACTAAGCTCAAGTATTTCGAGGCGAAAGGCTTTGATACCACAGCGATGATGCGTAACTATATGACAGAGATGGAAGCCGCAAAAGCTCTTGATATGTCGTCGGCTAATCTGTCGCTTGCACCGCGTCCCGGTACTGTTCTTATCGGTTACGACAACATTCCCGACTCGGGCTACGGTACGAACTGATGGCACGCAGCGCACGCCAACGCATGATGGTTCAAGGCACAGCCGCGCAAGTGGCTTCCTTGCCTGCGCCTATCGGTGGCTGGAATGCTCGGGACTCGCTTGCCAACATGGAAGCGACTGATGCTGTGCAGTTGACGAATATGTTTCCCACAGTCTCAAGCGTCAATCTGCGGGGCGGTTATCAGCAGTTTGCAACGGGAATAACAGGGCAAGTTGATAGCTTGTTCAATTACTCGGGCGGCAATTCTGAAAAGCTGTTTGCAGTTGCTGGCGGCAAAATCTATGACGTCACCGCAGGCGGTGCTGTTGGCGCTGCTGTTGTCTCAGGACTAACGAACAGCCGGTGGGAGTATGTCAACGTCTCAACGCCTGGCGGCGCGTTTATGTACGCTGCAAACGGTTCGGACGCTCCTTTGCTTTACAACGGCACGACCTGGACTGCGATTACAGGCTCATCTTCCCCCGCCATTACGGGCGTTACAACGACGACGCTTGATGATGTGACGCTGTTTAAAAATCGAGTATGGTTCATTCAAAAGAACACCCTCAAAGCATGGTACTTGCCGACTTCCTCAGTTGGCGGCGTTGCTGAGCAGTTTGACTTAAGTTCGATTTGTCGTTTCGGTGGCTATCTTGTATCTATTGGCACATGGACAATCGACGCAGGTTACGGCGCTGACGATAACCTAGTATTTGTGACTAGCAATGGCGAAGTGATTGCCTATCGCGGGACTGATCCAGCTTCTGCATCGACGTGGGCGCTGATTGGGGTGTGGAAGCTAGGCACTCCCATTGGCAAGCGTTGCATGTTTAAGTATTCGGGCGATTTGCTGATTCTGACCCTTGACGGTTTGTATCCGCTTGCGTCGGCTGTGCAAAGTTCGCGGCTTGATCCGAGGATTGCGCTATCTGACAAGATACAGGGCGCATTTGCGGCTGCAACAAGGACATATCAAAACAACTTCGGCTGGCAGATTCTGTACAACGCGAAGAACAACGCATTGTTTGTCAATGTGCCGGTATCGGAAGGATCGCAACAGCAGCAGTATGTAATGAACAACATCACAAAAGCGTGGTGCAACTTTACGAACTGGAATGCTAACTGTTGGGAAATCTTCAACGACGACCCGTATTTCGGCGGGAATGGTTTTGTAGGCAAAGCGTGGACGCTGGACTATCAGGACAATTCTGCAAACATCCAAGCGAACACCCTGCAAGCTTTCAACTATTACGGATCGCGTGGCGTTAAAAAGTATTTCACCCGCGCAAGACCTAGCATTTTCACGAACGGACAACCGGCAATTTTTGTCGGCATGAACGTCGATTTTGACATTCAAGACACTACTGCCGCGCTTTCGTTTAGCCCGCAGACTTATGGTGTTTGGGGCACGTCGCTATGGGACGTGGGTTTGTGGGGTTCGGATTCGACGATTACGAACAACTGGCAAGGTATTACGGGTATCGGTTACTGCGGCGGCATTCAGATGAAAAGCGCAAGCGGTGGCATTCAAATCGAATGGGCATCGACTGACGTTGTCTATCAGACCGGATGGGCTGGTATATGAAGATCATTACCGAGCCGAAAGAACTCATCGGGCGCTATGTTGCAAGCAAACAAGGGCGCTCTGCGGATTGGGGCTTATTCGTTGCGTTTGGGCTAGTCAATGATGATGAGGAATTGATTGCTGGTGTGGTGTTCAACGGTTACATTGCGCCGAACATCATGATGCACATTTCAGCGGATGCAATTACACCAGGCTTTATTTCGACGGTGATGCACTATGCTTTTGTGAAAAACAACTGCAAGCGTGTCACAGGAATCATTGACAAGAGAAACAAAAAATCTCGCCGCTTTGCTAATCATTTGGGCGCAAAGTTAGAGGGTGTGATGCGTGATGCTGGAGAGCATGGCGATATTTGCATTTATGGATTGATGAAAAGCGATGCTGAAAAATGGATTCAGCCCCGCTACATGAAGAAACTGGAGGCTATATGGGCGGCATAGTTAGTGCAATTTTCGGCGGCGGTTCGCAACCGGCTGCGCCACAAGTGCAAACTTACAACCCTGCCGATGCAGCAAAAGCGCAAGGCGCGGCAAACGTTGAAACTGCAATCAAACAGGGTTATATCAATAATCCTAATGTGTACACGCCTGCGGGTTCTCAACTTGTGACGTTTGATCCGTCTACTAATCAACCAACAGTTAGACAAACGCTAACGCCGACAGCGCAAACCACATTTGATACGCAACAACGAGTTCAGCAACTGCTGGCAAAGCTAGGCGAAACTGGTGCAACGACTGCACAGGATGTGTTGAACAAACCTTTTTCGCCTACGGGTACGGCAGCAGGCCCGTTGCAAACCCGTCTTGATTTGTCCAACCTAGCGCAAATGCCTGTTAATGCGGGCACTACAGGCCAGCAAGCGATTATGGCAAGGCTTGAGCCGCAACTGCAACGCCGACAAGCAGCAATGGAAAATCAGCTAATCAATCAGGGCATTACGCCAGGATCAGAAGCCTATCGAACTGCACAGACGCAAGAGGCGCAGAACCGTAACGACTTGTTGAGCCAAGCTGCATTGCAAGGGATTGGGCTTGATACGAGCGCACGCGCTCAAGGTTTCAACGAACAACAATCAGCAATGGCAGCACAAAATGCAGCAGATTTGCAAGAAAGACAACGCCAACTTGCAGAGCGTCAAGGGCCATTGAATGAAATAACCGGACTTCTATCAGGCTCGCAGATTCAGATGCCGCAATTCCAAGGGTATCAACCTGCACAAGTTGCGCCTGCCCCTATTTTTGCTGGCGCTCAAGCTGCAAACCAAAACGCGTTAACGCAATATGGCATTCAATCTGCACAGCAAAACGCAAACATGTCTGGCCTTGGTGGTTTGCTTGGCGCTGGTTTGAGCGCATATTCTTACAATCCGACTGCTGTTAAAGGTTTGTTTGGTTTCTAATTGGGGCAATGAAAAATGGCTGAAAATCAAGCACTAAACTTTACGCTTCAAAGCCCTTACCAAGCTGAACAGGCTGATATTGCTCGCCGTCAAAAGATGGCTGAGATCATGCAGCAGCAAGCATTCCAGCCTGCTGAGACGTTTAGCTACGGCGGCATTCAGGCTAGGACTTCTCCGCTTACAACGCTAGCCAAAGCCTTACAAGGCTATGTGGCTGGCAAAACGCAGCGCGATTTGATCCAAGAGCAAAAAGCATTGGGCGAAAAAGCTCAAAGAGAAAGCGCATCCGACTTTGCGACATTGTTTGGGCATATGCAAGGGCAAGAAGCCAAGCCCGTTCGTCCACCCGCGACGGCTATTGATGACCAAGGCAATTTCAATGAAATGCTGCCCGCTGTGCCTGCGCGTGCGCCTGGAACGGTTGATCCAAGCATATTGGCGGCTTTGCGCGATCCGCAAGCCAAGCAACTTGCCATGTCGCAACTGCTTGCACAGATGCGCCCACAAGCGCCCATTGCAGTTAAAGAGGGCGAAGCTCTGTTTGATCCGCGCACCGGAAAGACAATATTTAGTCAACCAAAAGCCGACAAAATTAGGGAAACGAAGATTCTTAACGAAAACGGCGTGCCGACTTTGTTTGGTATTACCGAATCAGGCGAACGCAAGAATCTTGGCCCGGCTCAGCAAGTGGTAAGTCCCGATACGCAAGCGCGATTGACGCAAGAAAGATCACTCGCAGATCGAGCGTTTAACAGCCTTTCTGCCTCACAGCAGCAACAAGCAAGACAAGACGCGCAACGACTTGGAATCAGCCTTGAAGATTTGAAGCTGCGGCAATGGCAAGCGCAAAACCCCGCTATGAGTTTCCAAGAAACCGAGGGCGGCGCAATGGCATTTAACCCGAGAACCGGCGCAGCAGTACCGGTTACAGGGCCTGATGGCAAACCTTTGCAAGGCGGCAGACCATTAACCGAAAGCCAAGGAAAAGCAACAACCTTTGCCAATCGCGCTGCTGAAGCAGATCAAATACTTAACACCGTTGGACAAGGCGGTAAAGTTCAACCGGGATTGCTGAAACGGGTAGGAGAATCAATTCCGTTCATCGGTGAAGGTGTAGGTACTATGTTGAACGTAACTCAAAGTTCAGAACAACGGCGCGTAGAGCAAGCGCAACGTAACTTTGTGAATGCAATCCTTCGTCAAGAATCCGGCGCATCTATTAGTCCCTCTGAATTTGCAAGCGCGCAAAGACAGTATTTTCCGCAACCTGGAGAAGATGCGGAAACAATCGCTCAGAAAGCGGCAAACCGACGCACCGCGATTGCAGGTATGGCGGTTCAAGCAGGGCCAGGAATGCAGCGGATGCAGCAAATGCGCCAACAAACGCAACAACCGATGCGAGCTAAGAATCCGTCAACAGGTCAAGAGATTATTTCGACCGATGGCGGCATAACTTGGCAACCCGTACAAGGAGCGCAATAATGCCTTTGCCACCGGGATTTGAACTTATAGAACAGTCTAAGTTGCCCGAGGGTTACATCATGGTAACCGGCGCAGACAGGGAAGAATCGCCCTCTATGCGTGCAGGGCGAGAATATATGGGCACGGAAGGCGGCCGCGATGTTGCTGCCATTGCTTCTGCTATGCAAGGGCCGACGTTCGGTTTCTTGGATGAGCTGGCCGGCGCGGGCGCTGCGGCGTTTGGTGCGCCGTTTAGCGATAAATCTATGGGTGAACGGTACAAGTCTGCCCGAGACTACGTTCGCGGCATGACTGAGCAATTCGGCAAGGAATACCCTATTACCGGCGCAATCACGCGAGGCATGACGGCAGCACCTACAGCAATGATTCCGCTAGGTGCTGCAACGCAAGCATCTACGATGATGACCCCTGCGGCGCGGATTGCTCAAGCCTTGAAAGGCGGCGCAATAACCGGTGCGGCTGGTGGTTTAGGCGAATCAACAGCCAAGGACATAAGTGGCATGGCTGGAGACACGGCCTTAGGCGCTACCATGGGCGGTGTGCTCGGGGCGGGCGGTCAAGCCACAGGCGGCGTTTTAGGTGCAGCAGGCGGGCAGATAGCGCAACGAATGATGCCACCGGTAGCAGCAGACGCAGCCCGTATGCGGCTTGCAGAAGCGTTGTTTAGGGATGTGCCTCGGGGTTCAGTCTTTGAACAAGCCGGATCGTTAAGCACCCCTGCCACTAGAGGTGCTGCTAGGCTTGAAACGCTAGGGCCTGAAGCTCGTATCGCTGATGTGGGTGGTCAGAGTACGACCCGCCTTGCTGATGTGCTGGCGACCCTTCCTGGCAAGGCTAAAGAAACAATGGAACGGGCTATTCGTGAGCGTCAAGCCGGACGACCGGGCAGGATTGTTGGTGCGGCAGAAGAAGCCACAGGGTTAGGCAAAGGTTTCAAAGCAACCGAGCAAGCATTTATTGCAGAGCAAGCGGCGAAGGCTGCGCCGTTGTACGAGCAATTGCAAGGAATGTCGGTTCGGGTGGATGACAGCTTGCATGGGTTGATTCAACGAGCGCCGGATGCCTGGAAAGCCGCACAAGACCTGGCCCGCAGAGAAGGCAAAACCCCGCTAGATTTGTCTAAGATCAAGCCAGGCGATGACCTGTCGTTTGAGGCATTGGACACGTTGAAAAAAGCATTGTGGACAATTGGTGAAAAAGAGAAAGTAAACTTTAAAGCCACCGCAGAAAGCCGAGCGACTGACAGCCTCCGCAATGAACTGACGCGCAAGCTAGATGCTTTGTCCCCTAAAGATCAGCAAGGCAATTCGATCTATAAAGCGGCTCGGGATGCGTTTGCAGGCCCTGCTGAAGCACAAGCCGCATTGCAGCGTGGCAGAGAGATATTCCGCGAGGATGTGGTCGATCTGCCGTCAATTCTAAAAGGTATGTCACCTAGCGAAATTGAAGCCTTTAAGGTTGGTACGATTCAAGCAATTCGCGACAAGGCAGGCACAGAGGGCGGGCAAACTTCCCTGTTAAAGATGTGGAAAGAATCCAAAACAAGCGACCCGCTACGCATGGCGTTTGGTGATGATTTCCGACGGTTTTCTGCTGAGATTGCAAAAGAAGGCAAGCTAAAGCAGATGGAAAGTGTCGGACGAGGATCGCAAACAGCATCAAGACTAGCAGCGGCAGAGGAATTAGGCGCAGCGGGTGACCTTGGGCGCGGTGCGATGGATGTTACACGCGGCAATCTCATGGGCGCTATGCAGAACTTTGGGAATGCGTTGTCGGCTCGGCAAATGCCTGAACCAACGCGCAACAAACTTGCTGAACTGTTAATGAAGCAAGGGCCAGCAGCAAAGATGGAACTGCAAGACCTTGATCGATTCATTCAGCAAATCAACGCACAACGCGCACGGCGTGCAGGTATGACAGGCGCAGCAACAGGACAAGCAACCACGCAAGGGGCACAGCAATGAGCTACAACGGCAGCGGCGTTTTTCAGATCAATACAACGGGGCAACCTGTCGTAGCGGGCACAGTCATTTCCTCAACAGCGTTTAACGCGTTGACTTCGGACTTGGCGACCGGTCTTTCGACTGCAATCACGAAAGACGGTCAGACGACTGTTACTGCAAACATTCCCCTAGCAGGCTTCAAGATCACTGGTCTTGGCGCTGCAACGGTAGGGACTGATGCGGTTCAGTATGGGCAAATTCAGAGCAATACTGACAAGCTAGTAACTGTTAGCGGTACTGATACGCTGACCGGCTCAGTCACTCCTGCGCTTACTGCATACGCTGCTGGCAATCTGTTCTCGTTTGTCGTAGCTAACACCAACACCGGCGCGGTAACGATCAACATTGATGGCGTGGGTTCTAAATCCATTACTCGCACAGGATCAACTGCGCTAGTAGCAGGCGACATGGTTGCTGGCGAGGTTGTGCTGATTGAGTATGACGGCACTCGATTCCAACTGTTGAACGGTAACAGCTTCACGAATCTGAATGTTTCAGGCAATGAGACTATCGGCGGGACATTGACCTATGGCGGTGTGACGCTAACGAATGCAGTCACCGGCACTGGCAAGATGATGTTGGATACTAGCCCGACTGTAAATAACCCGACCGTCACGAACTACGTTGAAAGCGTCGTTGCCATTGGTACGGTAACGACTACGAACACGCTGTCACTAACTAACGGAACGGTTCAAACGGCTACGCTCACCGCATCCACAGCTTGCACGTTCACGATGCCGACTGCTACTGCGGGCAAATCTTTTGTGATGATGCTTAAGCAAGCAGCATCTACGGGCAACGGGACTGCGACATTTACGGGTGTCGATTTTGGAACTGCGGGCGCTCCGACAATTACCGCAACCGCAGGCAAAATGGACATTCTGACCTTCATCGCTGACGGTACGAAATGGTACGGCAGCATCGCTCAAGGATATACCGCATAATGTTTTCAGCTAAAAACTTTTTTCTTACTAACAAAAGTTTTTTTCCGCTTGTAGCTGATTATCTTGTCATAGCAGGCGGCGGTGGCGGTGGCTCTCAAGCAGGCGGCGGCGGGGGCGCGGGTGGTTATCGTTCGTTCACATCGCAGTCCTTAGTTGTTTCAACTAATTACACCGTCACAGTTGGCGCAGGTGGTTCGGGCGGCGTTGCAGGCGGTTCAAGATCAGTTGCGGGCAACAATTCAGTTTTTTCTACGAATACCGCAGCGGGCGGCGGCGGTGGTGGTGGACGTACTGGCGGATCGGTTTATGGTCCGAATGACGGTGGATCGGGAGCAGGCGCAGCCGGTCCAGGCAGTCTTTTGGGAGGTTCAGGCAACACGCCAAGCACTTCACCCTCGCAAGGAAACAACGGCGGTAATGGTGATGGTTCAGCATTTTGGCAAGGCGGTGGAGGTGGCGGTTCGGGGTCTGTTGGCGTAAATGCAACGCCTATAGTTGCAGGCGACGGTGGATCGGGTACTGCCAACTCAATTAGCGGATCGTCCGTAACCTATGCGGGCGGCGGTGGCGGTGGTTCTCAAGGCGCAACGGCTGGAACAGGTCAAGGCGGCGGTGGCAACGGAACGAATGACAATACGACCGCAGGGGCAGGAACAGCTAACACAGGCGGCGGTGGTGGCGCGGGAGGCCAGGGCAGCGGCAACGGTGGAAGTGGCGGCAATGGTGGATCAGGCGTAGTCATCATCAAAGTGCCTAGCACCTACACAGCAACCTTCTCCGGTGGTGTAACGCAGACTTCCACGACTAGCGGCGGGTTCAAGATTTACACTGTCACGGCCACATCTACAACTAGCGAAACCGTATCGTTTGCATAGGAAAAATCATGTCGCACTTTTCAAAACTTGATTCAAACAATGTTGTAATTTTTGTCACCGTTGGACGCGATGAGGATGACGGGAAAGAAGCAGAACTGTCAGCCCGCACCGGTGACGTTTACAAGCAGACTTCCTACAACACGCACGGCGGAGTTCACTCACTCGGTGGCACTCCATATAGAAAGAATTACGCTGGCATCGGCTACACCTATGACGCGCAGCGCGATGCTTTTATTCCTCCGCAGCCGTACCCGTCATGGCAGCTAAATGAGGACACTTGTCTGTGGAATTCGCCCGTGCCTATGCCTACTGATGACAATCGGTATTCGTGGGATGAAGCTACAACTTCATGGGTGCAAGCATGAAGCTGATCCGTTTGACTAACGCTACCAAAGGCCGTATCGGTGAAGGATTGATCCTGAACACCGAGGCAATGATGTCATTCTTTGAAAACACGCAAGAGGATGGCACAAAAGTTACCGTTGCTTTTGGAATGAATGGCAATTCTTGGGAGGTGCAAGAATCCATTGATGAAATCATGGCGGTTATTGATGGAGAATAATCTCGAAGCAAAGTTTCTGACGCATGAGGCTGTGTGCGCGGAACGGTGGAAAGAGACGATTCTTCGCATCAAGCGCATAGAGTCTATTGGCATTGCTTGTGCCGGTTCAATCATTCTTCTTTTGCTGCATTTGGTCACAAAAGGGGGTTGAATGAATGATCGACCCCGTAACGATTGGAGCAGCGTTTGCCGTAGCTAAGACTTCGGTCGCCTTTGTTAAAGAGGCGATCAACATGGGCAAGGAAATCCGTGATTGCTACGGGGAACTGTCCAAGTTTTTCACGGCGCAAGGTCAGATTGAAAAAGCCGCTAAACAGGTCGAGGCGGCAAAGGCAGCAGCAAAGCCTGATGATCCAAAGGAGGCAGCAGCGCAGGAATCAGTGCTGTCTCAGGCATTCACCATCGTCATGCAGCGCAAGCAGGCGAAAGAGTTTGAACGCGAATTGCGGGATATGTTCGCTCTCAAAGGCGAGATGGACTTGTACGCAGAGCTTTGTGCGGAGCGCGATAGGATCAGCGGCGAGCAAGACGAGGCAAATCGAGAGGCTATCCGCAAGGCCAGGTTAGCGAAAGACCGCGCTGCTAGGAAAAAAGAAGAATTTGAGCAAGCCTTGATGACTGCTGGAATCTTTGTGTTTTTAGGCATAGGCGGCATCATCGTATTCGTTGCAATTTACTTTAGAGGCTGAAATGCTATCTCTGATCTCAAGTTCGATTTCGTTCCTAATGGGCGGTTTGCCGTCGATCCTGTCGTTCTTCCAAGACCGAGCCGACAAGAAACACGAGATCGCCCTAGCACAAATGCAGATTGAGCGCGAACTGGAGCTAAAGAAAGCCGGTTTCGAGCTTGAGAAACAGATTGAGGAAATCAAGACCGAGCAGATCAAGGTGCAGGCGCAAAGCCGGACTGAAGAACTAGCCGTTCAGTCGCAGCAAGTCGCTGTAACCGAGAAAATCGCCCTCCTACAGCACGACACGGACAGCGCCAAGGGTGCTAGTCAATGGGTGGTCAACGCACGCGCTATGGTGCGTCCTGGCATCGCCTACGGGATGTTTTTGCTGTTGGTGTTCGTGGATGTATTCGGCTTCCTGTACGCCTTCAAGACGGGCGTGGCGTTTGACGTGGCGCTGAACAATCTGTGGGATGACGACTCGCAGATCATCTTCAGCAGCATCATTGCTTTCTACTTCGGCGGGCAGGCATTTAAGCGATGAAAGTCTCGCCGCTGTGCATCAAGATGATTGCACATCACGAGGGCGTGCGTTACAAGCCTTACCGCTGCCCTGCTAACTTGTGGACTATCGGAATCGGGCACGTCATGTATCCCGACCACGCAAAGCTGACAATGGCTGACCGGCTGAAAGTAGACTTACATCCCGAGGACAATCGGGTGTGGAGCAAGGAGGAAGTGGATGCAATTCTTGCAGGCGATTTGGCTCGATTTGAGCGCGGCGTTACCCAGTATTGCGGAGAGCTTGCCCAAAGTAAATTCGATGCTCTCGTTAGCTTTGCTTTTAATCTTGGTTTGGGAACGCTACAGCGCAGCACCCTCCGTCAGAAGGTTTTGCGGAGGGATTACCAAGCGGCTGCGGCTGAGTTCATGAAGTTCACCAAGGCAGGGGGCAAAGTCCTGCCAGGGTTGGTCAAGCGTCGAACTGATGAAGCGCGGCTTTTTTCTTCATAACCCAACGGTATTGCTGTTCACTCATAACCCGCTGGTCAGTCTCGGGGCATGAATTGACTTTGCACCACATGACCTTATCGCCGGTCTTGAAAGCAACGTCACACACTTTGCAGCGTTCATAGTTTTCCATTTTGATCCTTTTGCCGTTCGTGGAATTCTACTTTTAGCTCGGATACTGCCACCAGTAGGTCATTGGTGAGGGCAGAGGCTTTCCACCATTGTTTGCCTAGTGCAGCGTGGTGTATCTCTTTGCGAAGCCTATCAACTTCAAGAATGCTTTCTGAATAGTCTTTCATGTCAATGTTTTCCCAATCCAAAGTAACGCGCCAATGATGGCAATTCCTAGTCCCATCATCATTACGGCAGCGCAGGCATCTTCTAACCATGCCCGTTTGTCATTGATCGGATCAACAAACATCACAAACACGGCAAACGATACTGCAATCATAAACAAGCCTCCCCAAAAGATCATTTTCCCCCCTTTGTTAAATGGTAACGCTCACGGCACAGGGTTCGGTGGCACTCTTTGCACCAGGACGAGAGCGTTTTGTATTCTGTCAAGTTGAACTCTGTTGGCGGCTTGATCTCTTGGCACTTCGTGCATTGTGCCGGGTGTTCCTTCAGCCTCCAGCGTCTCTGTTTTCTCATTTTCTAGCTTCCGAATCAGTTTGTGATTGAGTTTCCACATCATGTGCTTGGTGCGGGTTCGTCCGTTGTATTGCAGACGTAGACCCATGCGGGAAACAAGTCCATCCTTTGCCATGCCGTTGAGATAGCTGCCAATAGTGCCAGCATCCTCGTTTAAGATTCCGGCAATGTTGACACCCGTCATTTCAATATCACGCGCTAAGACTTCACGCATGGCAGCAATGATTTGACGGGCGCGGGGTTTCAGAGCTTGGGCAGGCATGTAACATCCACCACGCTAGGCACTAACTGATTGTTAACCTTGCGCTTCGTGCTGATGACTACGGGGCGCATACCTGCACGTTCGCACTCACCAATACCGTTAATGACTTCAAGCCTAGACAGCGGCGGCACTTCCTTTTCGACTTGCAAGCTAGAGATAGCCTCGGGAACGGTAGTGCTTGCGGTAGGCTGCAATGATGCACAGCCGCTAAGGATTACAACTGCAAAGCAAAGCATTTTCATTTTGCCACCTGTATCAAAGTTTCACCCTGCTGCTGGCGGGCGCGGTTAAAGACAACGCTAACGTCGGTATGGCTAGATTTTGTCGGTGTGAACTTGCCATCTAGGATGTATAGATTCCTTTCCCGCAAATACTTGATGCACTCCTTGCGTTGTTCGTCGTAGCGTCGCGGATCGTGCGGCCTCCAGTTCGATACGTCGATCAAGTCGGGCTGTAGTGCGTCGTAGGTCATCATCCAATTGATTGCATCAGCTAGTCTCATCATCATCCTCCGGTAAGAATCTGCGGCGTGCGGGATTGTTTTGCCAAAAGTAAAGATTGAATCGAAAGTTACGGCGTTGCTCGGCTGTAATTTGCTTGGTGAAATAATTATCTGTGTCGTCGTACATGGCTTTTATCAATTGCTTTTTAAACCTATCGCCATCCATGCCGATCATTTCGACGTAATGCTGCGCTCCCTCCATAAGAAACATCATTGCATCCATTGCTTTGTCTTGAGCAACGGGTACTTTGTGCCTCGCTGAATCGTTGCGTTTGACGGGCTTCAAGCAAGCATCAAGCACTGCAAGCGAAACAACGTTTGCAAGAAGTTGAGTGCAGGCTACTGTTTGGGCTTCTTCATCCATAGTGCCTCCGTGGTGGGGTACTAGCACCGGGTGCGCTACCCTGCGAAGTCGCAGAGCGCCGATGCTTTCCCCCGTTGTTAAATAGTCACAGTTTGGTAGCCGTAGCCGATGCCGCAGTAGCCGTAGTCGTAGCCGTCGCCATCGCCGTCGCCGTCGCCGTAGCCGCCGCCGCAGTAGCCGTCGCCGTTGCCGTAGCCGTAGCCGTCGCCGTAGCAGTCGCCGCAGTAGCCGTCGCCGCCGCCGTATCCGTAGCCCACTGGAAGCATCACAGCCCCCAAGTTTCAGATACCGGCACGATAAAAATTACCGAAGCAAGCGGCACTTCAACAGGATCACAGGGGCGCAGATCGACGCGCTTATCTTTTGGCTTAGCAATCACGCCAGCAAAACCGATCTCAGTCCACTTAAAGACATGCAAAGCGTTTGTAATTCGGACGCTTTTCCCGACCACCGTATCTATTTGCTCTGTATCGCCAGCAAAAATCCAGCCTGAATTCACCACCACAACTGCACGATTGCCTGCGGCTTTAACGGGCGCATATTCAACACCATCAATCACGATTTTGTTCATGTTTTCACCTATCAAAAAGGGATATCGTTATCTAAGTCAGACATGTCGCCAGCTTTCTTAGGCTTGGGCTGATCTTTGTTCTTGTGCTGCATACTGCAAGACATAAATTTCCCTTTCGCGCCCTCTCTGATCCAAGCTGATATCCATATCGGTTCGCCGTTAAGGTCAAGACCATCTCCCCTGTAATCAGGGTGATTGTCGGTTTCTTTCTTTTGATTCTTGAACAGAGTAAAGCTGCCGGGTTTTGGGATGTAAGCCATGGTTAGCCTTTCTTCAATGCTGCGCGTTGTTTGGAATCAAACCGTGACCACAATGCCGTTTTTTCGTCAGCATCAAGGTTTTGATCGTCTATGTATTTTTTATCCATTCATAGTAAAGGTTGTTTTCATGTGCCCTTACTTCAACCACCGAAAACTCAGCAAAAAAAGCCCTCACAATTTCGGCTGATTCGGGCATAGCTGCTGCCCGTTCTTCTC